CGCGTTCCTTGCTGACTTGGTCGCATCGGAACGGCTTGCCGTTGACCAGAATGCCAGACGAAATGCGGCGCTCGGCTTCGGCTCTGACCGCAGCCACGCTCGGCGGAACGGGTGTCGCGAGGAAAACGATCAGGTCCGGGTTCGTGCTGTCTACCGCCTCTGTCGTCTCGCGGTTAGGCGTGGGGTTCGCGTAGACGATCTTGCTCGTGCTGTCGCGCTTCACGTACCAGATGCCATTAGCCATGGTGCCTCCTAGCCATTCGGGAACGCCTTCTTCGGCACTGTGATCTTACGAGCTACACCCTTGGTGATGCGCATGTCGTCTATCCATCCGTTGAAATACGCCCCACCGACAACGTAGACGTTCGTGTCCTCGCCGCCGATGAAGAGGGACGGGGCGATGTCCGGCATCGCGTCGCTGTCGGTCGCGGATGCGACCGCGACGCCGTCCCGGTATATCCTGAAATCGTCGCCCTTGCGTACGCATGCGACGTGGTACCAGGTGTCGATCGCCCATCCGGTCAGCGCGCCTTGGCTGAAATTCACCAGTGTTACGCTGTTCTCTCGGGCGATGAACGTGGGGCCGGTGCCCTCGGTGAGAGTGTTGTCCCAGTTCCAGTAAAGCCCCCATCTGTTTGCGTTTCCCGACATCTGGCCGACCAGCCAGGCTAGCTGATTGATCGTGGAGTTGAAGCGCAGCCAGAACTCGATGGTGAAGTCTTTGCTGCCGAAGTGCCAATCGGCGCTGTCGGGCGTCGTGATGAAGTCGCCCGTCCCGTCGAACAGGGCCGCCGCGCCGCCGAACTTGAATTGAGCCGTGTCGATCTGGGCGTTCCCGTTGGCGGTAAGCGCGTGCTTCTTTTTGTCCACGAACGTCGTGGAACCGTCGTCGCCGTCCATGTGGGCGAGAAGCACAACCTTGTTCCAAAAAGGATCGCCGGCCAATACGCGCCGTGGCCGATCGAGCACGCGGCCGAAGCGCGACTCTCCCACCGACCGGATGAGCCCCGGCCGATTGCGTCGGATCAGACCCGGCGAGCGCGCGACGATCATCTTGCCCTCCGAAGCCTTGGCGAAGGAGCGGTCACGACAAATCCTGATACTCGGCGGTGAACACGACCGCCTCGGCGACCATGATGGTGACGCCGATCTTGGCGCTCGCTGGCAGAATGATTGCGGCGTTGGGGTCGGCCTTGTCCACGAACGTCACCGGCGTCTGCACGGTGGTGTCGGCGACCGTGTAGGCGGCCATGAGTTGGCTCTCGTGCAGCTTCCAGGTCGTGCCGCCGTCGGTCGAGACGAACACGTTGCAGCGCTTGGCGGTGCCGGTCGCGGTAGCCCAGCACTTGAGCGAGGTCACGATCGCGCCGTCGGCCCCGGCGGTCAAAAGCGTCGTAATAGTGCCGGTGCCGTCCAGGTTCGTGTTGGCGGCGCTGACGGCAGCGGCGGCATGCTTGGGGGTCTTGCCGAAGACCGGATCGTTGTTGACAGCCATGGGTCAATCTCCTAGCGGGCGAGGTTAAAGAGGGCGAGGCGGCTGGCGTTCTTCACGCGCGCCGGGGTGGTCGAGAAGGCGAGCAGCGCGCTCGCGTCGAGCGTCGGCACGCCGCCCGCGGCATCGACGTTCTTGGTCGCGGCGGTGCCGAGGCCGAGCGTGGCGCGCGCGGTCTGAGCGTCGGCGTCGTCCAGGAGCGTGTTGATATAGGCCGACACCGGCCCCAGGTTGGCGGACGTGCCGGCGGCGGCGATCGGCTCGCCGTTGGCGTCGAAGCCCAGGAACGTGCTGGCCCTGGCCGCCTTGTTGGGCAACGCGCCGATGGTCTGGGTATCGTCGTCGGGCTGCCGGAGCGCGCGCGTGGACTTCAATTTGAACTGCTGCATCAGCACATAGGCCTTGTCGATATCGGTATTCAAATCCTCGATGCTGATGGAGCCGGCGGGATAGGGGAAATCCGTCGCCCGTTCCACGGGAACGTCAAGGATAAGGTGGATGGTGTTTGCAGTAGAAGCCGCCCCAAGAACGATGTTCCCGCCCTGGAACCCCCCATCGACGGCGATGCCGGAAGTTGCAAACTGAGTCGAGCTTGTCGGCGAGGCTGCATAGGAGAGCGCCGTCGTGCCCGAATAAACCGTGATGTCGGACGACGCGAAGAAGCCCCACGTCGCGGGGATGGTGTACGAGGTCCCCGTGGTCGGGCTGTAGCTCACCCGAGGGGTGATGTTGTTGACGACGACGTGCGGCGGCAAAGTTATCTCCCCCCGCACCCGCTATTAGGTTCTGGTACAATCTTTTCAATGAAGCGTTCTGGTAGCGGCATGGGGCTGATTTTGGCCCCAATCGCCTATTCATACACAGGCCATGACCTAGGGGAGCGCCGGCCCCCTTGAGGGTTCTAGGTCTCCGGGCCGCCACCAGAACTCTTGTCCGTACTCCCTTCTGGCCCGGCTTTCCATTCTGGCAAATCTTTGGGCATATTGCGGGTCAAGGGCCATCTGAAGCTGATCGAACAGCAGCCGGTCGGTGGCGAGCCTGGAATACCAGAGGGTTGTGCCGGGAGTGTTCCGTCTCGCAAACCGCACCGCTTCGGCGGCGAAGTTGGATTCCTTGCCCTCGGCTTCCTGAGCGATGTTCCCGAGGGTCAATCGGTAAAGATCGTCCGCGAGCCCGACCGTGGGTCCCAACAAACTCTGTCCGAGGGACTGGTCGTATCTTGCCAGGGGAGCATAAAGGAAATCTCCCAGGATACCGGCCCCACCTCCCTGGACAAAGGCCGCACCCCAAAACTTCGGGTCTGTCATATCTCTGGGGTCTTTTCCTTGAGCGATGGCTTTCATCTGCACCGCAAGCGCCCCCATGACGGTCATGCCGATGCTGATTGAGGCCATATATCTCCCATAGTCCCCCCCCTGAATTTCCGAGAGACCGCGCATCAGATGATGGGTGATGACCGTCACCGGAAACGTCTTGTACTGCGCCGTGGCTCGCAGAAGCTCTCCCGCGAGAGTCCCCGGTTTGGTTTTCCCCAACAACAGGGAACGATCAAAAGCGCCCGGAGAGGGAATGGCGAAGTCCATTTCCGTATCGACCAAGTCCATCAGCTTGATCGCGGCGTCAAGATTCCCTTCCTTGGCCAGCTTTTCCGGCCACAGGAATTTCACGCCGTCCTGGGAAAACTTGGCCCCCGAGCGGATGGAATCCCAATCCGCTTCCGTGATCCCGTGTCTTGCGAAGGCTTTCTGGGTCGGCTCGGGAAGGGACGCGAGTTTCTTTCCTGAGTGATCGGCAAGGTAAGCAAGATATTCCATGCCAAAAGCCATTTTCCCGGCGTCGGTATGGGGACTCAGTCCCGAGGCTCGCATGACGAACTCGGCGACGCGCCCCGCCAACTCGGGACCGACGATCTCGGCTTGGTCTCTTGTCGCTCCGGCGGCCCGGCGGACCCAGGATTCCGCGACCAATCCTGTCCGCGCCGCCGCGTGCCTGTGCTCGGGATTGGCGGGGTTGAGCAACGAAGCATACCGAGCAATGACTTTCGTCGCTTCCAAGCCATTGAAGGCCGACGTCTGTCGGAGAGTCGCGAAGTCGGAGACGGACGACAGCATGGCCGTACCAAGCTGAGCCGAGGTCAGCCATTCCCGCACGGAACGGAACGTGTTGGCCCAGAACTCGGACACGGGAGACATGGCTTTCCCCGAAACGTGCTCGTAAAGGGCCTCCAAGAGATAGGCTTTCCCCTTGCTCACGCCGTTCTTGAGGGCGTGATCGACCAGAAACCTTGCGGTGGAATCGGGGTCGGGTCCCATGACTCGAAGCAAAGCAATGTCTCTCGCGAGAGAGACGATATGTCCCGTGATCAAAGCATAGATATGAGCCCTTCCCACCCCGAAGGTGTCGTTGAACTCCAACCACGCATCCGCCGAGGTCCACTCGAACGCGCGCCGTTCGATCCGGGAATTGGCAAGCTTGACGTGCTTCGGGACTCCGGGATCAAGGTCGCTCATGCCGTCGCTGACGATCCGTTTATAGGCGTTTCTTATGATCTCAGCGGCGCGCTCGTCGTTTACTGGAAGCCCGGTTCTCCAATCAACGATACTCAGTTTTCCGCTGTTTCTTCGCTCCCACATCCAGTCGAAGAATTTCTGCTCTCCCGCTTGAGCTACAAGCCTTCTGGACCAGTGTTGGGGGATTCGCCACGTCTCTCTCCGGGGCAGGACTCCGCCTGCTTCTTTAAAGGACTTGGCCAGCCAATCGGTTGTCTGCTCCCAGGCTTTCGTGAGCGCGTCGGGATTTTCCCCATAAAGAGAGCGTACGAATCTCTCGGCCGCGAGCGTTTCCTGTTTCAACCCCGCTGCCTTGGGTCGGAGTCTATCCAGCAATTCCGCAATCCCCCCATAAGCGAACGCCCGGAAAGCGTGATACTGTCCTTCCACGCTCTCATGCCCGGCCTTGCCCCACGGGTCTCGGGCAAAAACCGCCCTCACGCCTGCGTTCCAGCCCTTCTCATGGGTCTGCGCCCACTGTAGAACCCGGTCCTGGGCGATGATCTGGCGGACCTTCTGCACGGCCCGTCTTTCGGCCGCTTCTTTCAAATGGGCCGCCGCTCTTTCGACCGCGTTCCCCTCGCCCTGGCGCTCAAATTCCTTGATCAGATTCAGGGCTTCCTGGGCCTGTTCGCGCGTGATCCGGCCGGCAAGGACCTTTTCATCGAGGCATTTTTCGATGGTCATTTGAGCCCCATGCAGGCGTCGGCGATCTCTTTCGCCACGCGCTGTTCCTCGGTGATCTGTTCGAGAAGATCGGACGCTTTCACGGAACGGTCCTCATAGACAACGGTGGGGTCCCTCAAAGCCGCGATTCTCTGGGCCTCGATCAAATCGACGGAATGGACCTCGGGTGTATCCAGAGTGTCGGCGGCGGCGATCTTCTCGGCGGCGATCTTGCGGATGGCCGCGCGGCGAGCAACGGGGCCGGGAGTGAACCCCGGATCGAGCGCCCGCGCCGTGTCGATCCGGTCCAATTCGGCGGCGATGTTCGAGCGTTCCCGCGCGATGATGCTCAATTCCCGGCGCTGTTCCAAAGCCGAGCGCATAGTCTCGGGGACGGGGGTATCAGCCAGGAGTTCGTCGCGCCGCCTCAAAAGCGCCCGCCGTTCCGGCAAGGTCAGGTTCGGATTGGCAAGCTCCGATTCGATCACGTCAAGACGAGCTATAACCCCGGCGAACTCGTCCAGTTTTCCCTCTGTGAACTGCGGGATGATCAGTCTTTCGCGCGCCGCGAGATCAAGGTCCCGCGCCCTCAAATCCCCTTCCATGATGTCAAGCGCATCAACGAACGGGCGGCGGACAAGAGAGAACGCCCCGCCGGGAACGATGGGTTCCATCTTGGCCACGGCCGCATAGGCCGCGTTGAGGGCATCCAGATGGGCCTCGACGCTGACTCCCTTGGGCGCCGATTCCACATCCAAAGCATATCTCTGGGCGACAACGGCCGAGTCCAATTCATCGAGAGTCAATCCTAGTCCGCTCGCCACCCGCGCCCGCATCGCCTCCCCGATGCCCCGGACGGCGCCACCCAACACGCCGCCGCCGATGCCGGCCGCAAGAATGTTGACAAGGGACTGCTGCTCTATATCGGCCTTCTTGCGGAGGGGCGCGGTTTTCAGTTCGATGAGGGCTTGAGTCCCGGCAGCAATGGCTCCCTCCTGCCCCATCGCTTGCAGGATTCTCATGGCCACGGTGCCGGAAAGTCGCGCCGACGCCCCAAAGGGCAAGGCGGCAAGGTTGACCGGATCGCTCAAGGCCCCCGCCATCACGCCAAGAAACGCCATCGGCCCGGTCCAGGGATTCGAGACCAGCCCCGCGTTGAACGCGAGGTCATGGGCCTCCTTCGCTCTCCGGTAGGCTTCGGTCTCCAAGGTCGCGGGATCGGGAACTTCGATGTTCCCCTGGTCGCGGGCTTCCTGGAGGGCCTTGCGGAACTGCGTCAACGCCTCGGTGCGCGTCGGTTGCCCGGCCCCCACGACGAACATCCCCGCTTCCGGGTCTACGCTCTGCTCGGGGAACAGCATCGGGTTGGGAAGTCTTTTCCCAGTGGAACGGAACAGCTTCTCGTTGGCGTCCTCGTAAGCCTCATAAAGAAGCCTTTCCTCGGAAAAAAACTGCTCCGCTCTAGAGAAGGCATCCTTCTCTATGTCGAAACGCTCTTCGCCCGTGCGCGGATTCGTCGGCGTGAACCCGCTGAAAGGCAATCGGGAATCGGGGATGCGCTCAAGGGCTAACAACATTGGGGGTCCCCACCGGGGCAACTGTTCTTGCAACGACGCCCCTCAGATTGAGCCGCCACGGCTTGTTGGTTTCCGGGATTCTCGCCGCGAGCCCGTTGAACCGGACCTCGTATATACCTTGACCGACGGACCAGAGAGTGCCGTTGCGCCGGATGTCCTCGGCCGTCACCTTCTTCCCGTCGCCGTGAACTCCCGGACCCGACGCGATCAGGTCATCATCGGTCAAACCGCTCATCAGGGAATCAAACTCTCCCTGTTTCATGAATCGTTGAGGCGGGACGAGTTTTCTTCCACGATACTTGACGGTCCCCCCAAGGACCATATCCACGGCTTTATCAAGACGGGAAGCGTCGAGTTTTCCGGTCACGTCCCCCGCGAGACCCGCATCCGCGGCGTAGAGGGCGAGGCTCATTTCCTCCACGAGTCCTCGGGTTTCCGGCATCAGGGCAAGGGCATCCCCGACCTTTCTGTTGACCAGATCGCGTCTTGCCAAATCGTTTTCGGGTATTACTTTGGGATTCGCCTTCATGGTCTGCTCGCCCAGGAATCCCATTCTCGCCACGTCCGGGGCCTCCAGAGCGAGCATCGCGAAGCCGGCAAACAACCGGGCCGATTGGTCTTTCTTGATAAGCTCGTTTGAAACTCTTGAAAGATGTTCCGGTCCCATCCCGTCCGCCAGCATGGCCGCGAATTGGGCTTTGTCCTTTTCCGGCATTGCAGAGATGGCCCCCGAAAGCCGGCCGATCTCGTCCTTGGTCAGCGGCAGAACAGGGACTCTTTCGACGGCCGACAGGTTCTCGGCTGCGGCTACTCTTTGCCTGAGAGCTTGTCTCGGGTCCTTGGTCCAGTCAATCGGAGCGAGAGGAACGTTGTGGATCGAGGCAAGAGTCCCCAAAGCATCGTTCTTGATCGCGTTGGCCTTGGCAGCATGGGCTTTTTGCAGGGCCTCGAATCGCAACGCCCCCATCGCCCCCGAAGAAGGATCGGCAGCCTGTTTCCCGGCGTCCGCCAGAACCGCCGCTTGTATGTCAAGCGGAAGTTTGGAAAACGCGGACACGTCCCGCTGCAATTGGATTCCGTCCGTGAGCCGGCGGGAAAGCTCCGGGTCGCCCGCCGCTCTCGCTCTCCGGGCCAGGGCCAGGGTTTTCACCTCGTCCACCGGCCGCCCGAGACTTAAACGAATCATATCTTCCGCCGCCTCGGCGCGGATGTCGGACAGTTCCTTGCCCCGAATGGATTCCAGGTTATGGACCTCCTTGCGCGCGTGCGTGATCAGTCTCTCGCGCCGCCCGCTGTCCAATTTCAAGTCCGGGTCGTCGCGAAATTTGTTCAGAACGTCCTCGGCCGCTTGTAGACCGGCGGCCCCACCGCCCGCCTTACGATAGGCTTCGATGGCCGATCGTGCAACCGAGTGTCCCTCTCCGGTTTCAGCCAAACGGTCCCGATAGTTGTTGGCGATCTCTTCATCGATCAGTCCGGCTTCCATGCCCCTCCGAAGTTGCACTTCCACTTCGGCAATGGCTTTCCCGTATGCCTCGCTCCCGAAGTGTCCTCCTGCGGCAAGGGCGTCGGCATCCTGCATGTGCTTTTCGAGGGTGGACTTGTAGGCGACGGCCGCCAAGGCATCATCCCGCGCCTGTCTCTGGGTGAGGACGTGGGTATACCCCTGCCTCCCGTACTTGTTGACGATGGTCGCCGCCGAACCTCTCAGAGCGTCTGGGACGTTCTGTAGGACTCCAGCGCTGTAGCCTTCCAAGGCCTGCTGGAACCCCTCGGGGTCGTTCTTATGCCCGACCTGGATTTCCGAGACGTGACGTTGAACGTCGATCTCAAGCTCGGCGAGGTATCTCTGGAATTGGGCTTTCTGTCTCGCCCTTCCCGCCGGCCCGGACGTATCGACCTGAACCATGCGAAGGTTGCCGAACTCGTCGCGTGTGACGGCGTTGTTGCCCTCGATCTCAGCCTGAGCGACGGCTTCCTTTTCCGCCTCGCGGGAAATGTCCTGACCAATAGCGGCCAGCCCAAGCCCAAGCGTTCTCAACCCCGCGCCCGCGTCCCCGGCGCGGATGACGCCGACGTTCTGCAGAACCTCTTGCGCTCGGATGGTGGGAAGGGCCATCAGCTTCTCGTCCCTTTTGCAAAAGCCGTGGCCGCCGTGCCCACGCCCCCGAGAATGGCGCTCCGCCCTCTCGATTCGGCTTCCGCCGCCGCGAGGCTGAACCTGCGAGAGCGACTGAGGGCGTTGAGTTTCGCGGTTGTGATATCTTCCTCGGCCTCTGAAATGGTCCGTTTTCGGATCGCTTCAAACGACCCGCTGCCGAACAACTCCACCCCTCTCCCCGCTCGTATCGCCGTTTGCGCGGCAAGGGTAGCCCTAAGCTGTCTCCGCCTCTGCACTTCCTCTTGCTCGGCGGCAACCCTTGCGATCTCCATCTCTTCGCGGAACTGGGCCGCCTCGAATTCGGCCGCTTGCGCTCCCCTGAACCCGCCGGCCAGCGCAGAGACGGCCCCGAGGGTGGCAAGACCGGAGCCGATCGGGTCGTCCACGAACTTCTGGCCGAATTTCGTGAACGCCCCGCCGATGAAATCCCCCGCATCGGCGAGAAGCCCGCCGCCAGCTTCGGGCACGAACGCCTCCGCGCCGCCGACGAGGGCGCCCGCAAGCCCGCCGGAAGGAATCAGGGAGCCCTCCATTATGCCAATGGAGCCAAGTTCCGCAAAAGCGGCGGCGGAAAAAGGATCGGGGGCGCCAAAGAGAAAGCCCATCTCAGTCTCCTATCTCCACTTCCCGCGTCAATCCGAGGATCGTCACCTTGGCCGGGTTGTTGACGCTGATCGTCAGTTGAGCGTCCGCATCGAACCCGAGGAAATACACGTCCGCCGTTCCTGTTCTCGTCGGGGCGGGTGAGTCGAAATCATCCCCCGCTTGATCGGGGTAGATATCCGTTCCCCCGACAGAGAACGGATGGGACCGATCCATCTGGATGTGCGCTCGCGCGAGGCCCAAAATCCTGCCCTTGCTCACGCCGTCCGGCAAATCGAACGCGGCGGGCATGGGGATGATCTGTTGCGTGAACCTGAACCCAACGCTGATTCCCGTGGTCGCGGGAGCATTCGCGGGAAGGGTGATTCCCCCCGTCGAGTTCATGTTCGTGGTGCCGAGGAAGTGTCCGTTGGAAACGATATACACCGCTTCCCCGGCGAACTGCGTCGCGCCGGAGAAAGTGACGGTGGCCGTGCTCGTTCCCGCGTTCAACGCGATTTGGCAATCCAGCGCTTCCCCGGTGTCGGAGAACTTCTCCAGGGTCAGGACGGTCCCGGTATCGAGGACTCTTTCAACGGCAAGAAACACCTCGGTATCGACATCGGCTAGAGATCGGACCGTGCCGGCGGTCTGCCACGGGACCCACGCTGCGATCTTTTCATCCCTGACGGAATGAAAGACCGAAATCTGACCAGAGGAAGTCAGCAGCAATGCGTACTGTTCGGGGAACCCCGTCCTTCCGTAAAGCACCGAAAGAGCCGTCGGTGCCGAGTAGGTAGACCCGCCGATGATCAGGTGGGGAGCCAGCAGAGACACGGGATTCGCGGTGTACGCCTGTAGAGTGTCCTCCCACAGCGCCTCTCTGACAACCGACCCGGTGTGTTGGACGAACACAAACGCCTCGTCGAACAGTCTCGGCTTGACTTGAGCGCACCCGTAGGGCTGCTGTTTTTCGACCCGGAAATTCCCTGGCGTCAGAGGATTGGAGGCCGAAGTCGGGACGTAGTAGAATTCCCTTTCGGCGAAGAGGGTCAAAAATCTTCCGCCGACGGCGTATCTTGCGTTCGCTCCGGCGACGCCCTCCCAGATCGCCTCGTCGTCCAGCCCCGTCCCAACGTCGAAGTTGTAATAGAGTCCGACCTTGCTCATCCACAAACCGGAGGGTCTCGACTTGGCGCCGAAGAAAACCAGCCGATCGGGAAAGAACTCGACCGAAATGGGCCATCCCCGATAAGCGGAAAAAGCCTGCTCTTCCCAATCGTCCGTCGAGTTGGTCGAAGAAAGGGCTTCCCGAACGATCCCCGAGGCGGAAGTGGCGGAAGCAACGGCGGTGATGGAGACCTGTTTCCCCCTGATCCGAATGATGTCGTTCACCTGCTGAGTTGAGAACGCGGCATCCGACGCCGTTATGGTTATCGTTGACCCGGCGTTGATGGTCGAAGCCTCAACCGTCACCGAGGACGAGACGTATTTATAGAATGGCTGCCACACCGGATACCCCGTCACGGCTCCGGTGGTCTGACTCGCGAACGGGAAGTTCTCGGTGGTGAAAGTCGTGGTCCCCGTTCTCAGTATCCTCTGCGGTCTCAGGTCCTCATGGCACAGAATCAACGTGTCATAGGATTGCGCCCAAGTCAGCTTTCCGTCCGTCACCATCCCCGAAGTCAGGGTGGAAAGGGTGAGCGTGTTCAACAACTGTCCGGTGGTGCCATAGATATCAATGGCTCCTGTCCGGTAGTGGAACACATACCTTTGGGTCGGGTTGAACACGAACGACCCCAGGACTCCGTAAGTGGACCCGAGGGTGTTGAGGTAAAGAGTGCCGGGACGAGTTCTTACCCCACCCTGAGCCAGGGGCGCGAAGTTCAGGAGGGACTCGGCCCCGTTGGTGGTGAAGGTCTTGTCAAACCTCGCCGCCATCAGCGGGGACATTTCCCCGTGATGGAAAGACGTTTGGGCCTGTCGGAACTTGGCCATCTCAGTTCCGAATCGCTACCAGACGGGAGCGCGGGAACTTACGCGAGGTCTGCTGCTGGCTGTCCCGGTTCCGGGCTATGGGTTTCGTCACCCTCTCCCAGTGTTCCTTGATCTCCTCCGCCAGCTTGCGGTCCCGCTTCAACGCCCCGGTGAATACAGCTTCCAGCCCCTCGGTGACGAGATCGACGAAATAGGGCGGCCACAGGGTCTCGGGCACCTTGTAGACGTACCTTGCGTAGAGTTCGTGGGTTTCGTCGTAGTCCGTGGCGACCTTGTCCTCCAATCTCTCGTAAGGAATGGGGATGTCGTCGCCGTCGGACTCGTAGAGGAAGATTCCGTGCAGGTCTAAGATATCGGACGGAAGCTGCCACAGTTCTTTGAATTTCAGCCGCGCGGGCGTGGTGACATGGACCAGCTTTGCGTCCTTGGTGGCGAATTTCCAGGGATGCTCGGTCAAAACCCCCTCGATGAAGGGGTCCCACTCCCTTCCCGCTACCCTGGATTCGGTCTGGGCGGCTGAATCGTCGAACGAGGCTATCGGGTTCGCCCCGATCCGGGTGAGCGCCCGCGAGCAAATCTGGAATTTGGTATAGGCCATGCCCCATTATGGGGCGGGGTCTACGCGGCGGCACAGGCCATGACTTGCGCCTCTTTGATCCTTGCCTCCAATTCCGCCCGGCTCATGTTGAAGCTGTTGATGCCCAATTCCTTGGCCTTCTTCCTGAGATCGTTGATGCTGAACTTCCGGTATCGGACAAAGAGGGGCGCGGTGTAAATCTGGTCGTCCTTGTCGCAGACAACCAAACCCAGAAAGGCGTCCTGGGTCCGAACCAGGATCACGTCGTCCAATCTCAGATGGCGGGCGGCGTTGAAATACCCGTCTTTCAAGACCTCTTCGGCCAGATCGTCGGTCTTGTAGGAGTAGAGGCACAGGGCCTCGCTGTCGCTCATGCACGCCAGAGCGGATTTCTTGATGAACATATCAGACTCCGAATTTCATCTTCTTGAACCAGTCCAGGGTCTCGATGGCGCCCATGAAATGAGCCGACCTGAGTTGTCCCTGTTGCGTCTGCTGCTGATGAACCCCCAATTGGTGAACCAGGGCTCTCCGATGGGCCGTGAGTTTCCGGTATTCCGGGTTCTCCACGCACTCGGGGTAGGTCCACTGCCCGGCCATGAACAGGTCCGACTCGGGCGGAACCGAGACTTTGATCCCCCGGTACTTCTCGAACTCGCGCTTGAGGTAGAGGATGGCCTGTCTCTGATATCCGTACTCTTCGTTGAGGGCCATATCGACCCCCCACAGCCAGATATCCTTATACCCTTCAAGAGCCGCGTGGCACATCATCCAGGCTATAGTAGAGGTCAGGCATTCGGACCCGAACTCCTTCTCGATTTCCTCCCTTGGAATGACCTTTGCCTTCGGGATGAATTGATCGGGTTGGATCAGCCACACCGCCCCGCCCTGGTTTGCCACCTCCGCAAGCCAGTGAACGTGCCTTATGTTGTCCAGCTGGAAATCGGGATTGTTGTGGCGGTCCAGAAGATAGGGAAGGGAGTGAAGCTCGTACCAGCGATGGAAATGAGGGGTGATCCTCATCGGATCGAGTCCGACGCACCATATCTCTCCATCTTCTCCGGGGGGCTTTGCAAACAGGGGGAAGGGGGCCGCGTGTCTCGACGACGGGGCCGTTCCCACGATGTTCACCCTGCGAGGAAGGGGGCTTTCGCCCCCTTCCCAAGTCATGTTGTTCATGACGTGGCGTGCAGGACCGTGGAGGTGTTGGTCGTGCCGACCGTGACGCCCGCGACCGCGACCTGTAGCCATTTGGTCGTGTTGAGGGCGAACAGGGTTGCGCTCTCGCCGTCGCCGTCCAGGGTGAGGACGGTGTCGGTGTCCGCCGACACGCCGCCCGTGGACGTGATGGTGATGGAAGTGGACCCGGAGTTCTGCAGGATACGGACCATCTGCCCCGCGACCAACGGCTGAGTCAGCGTGAAGTTCACGTTGCCCGTGGCCGTGATCACGTTGACGCCCCACGGGTTCAGCGCGCCCGAGGAAGCCTGGGTCGTGACGGTATCGATCCAGCCCACCGGGATCAACGCGCCCCCGGTAGTCCCGTTCGAACCGACGCGGAATTGCCCCTCGCCGTCGGACGCATAGATGTAGATGCGATCCGAAGAGGCCAGCATGTCGGAGACATAGCTGGTCGAGGGGAAGTAGTTGGCCGCGACGATGGTGGCCATCGCCTCGCCGGTCGAGGTATAGACGAACTCCTTGTAAACGCCGTGATACGGCTTCTGATGGAGCCCGGATGCAGTAAACGGCATCGTAGCCTCCTTATGCGCCTTCGTTGACCAGCAATTGCTGGACGCCGTCGGGTTCGATCACGACGGAGCCGGCGCTGATCATCGAGTTGAAGAACCACGCGGCGCGATCGCCGTGCCACGTCATGTCGGTCTGGATTCCCGTTCCGACGCCCTTGCCCACGGCGTTCTTGTGCCAGGTCAGGATATACCGGGATGTGCCGGAGAGAGTCAGGCCGGTGTGGTTGAACCAGTTCACGCCCAACCAACGCCGCATCCGCCAGGGGTTCTCCGAGTAGGGAGTCATCCCGACGTACTCGGCCCGGGCGAATTGGTCGTGGGTCAGCATGTATTCCCACACCTGCATGGAGACGGCGGAGAACACGTTGCCGTCGTCCAGGGGAACGTCCCGACGCCCCAGAGCGCCGACGTGAGTGGCGAATATCTGGATCACCGTGCCCGCCGTCGCGGTCGAAGAGAGGGCGGTCAGGTTGCGAGCCGTGCTCTGGTTGGTGGTGGCCGCTTCCAACACGTCGATGGTGAGCTTGTCCTCCTGCCGGCCAAGAGCCGCAACGGCGGTCTGCTGGACGGCGGCGCGCTCGTCGTGGCGGATTTTCAGGAGGTCGAGCTTGTCGATCCACTGGCCGGCGTAGAAGTCGCTCATGGTGGCGGACGCCGTCTCGTGGCTCGGGTTCATCGGCGTGACTTGGGAGTTCCGGCCCTTGGTGGAAGCCGTGCCCGTGCCGAGGCGCTGGAAGGTGATGGTGTTGCCTTCGACCCCGTCAACGGTGCGGACGGTGCCGTTGAGCTTGGCCCCCATCCGCTGGTAACGCAGGGTGATCTCGCGATCGTACTGCGTTACGAAAGCATCATCGATATCGTTGGCCATAGGAGTACCCTTTCGTTCCAACAACGGTTGGCGCGTCCGGGTGTCCGTCCCTTGGCCTTGCCGAGTGTCCTTTCGGGTCGGAAGGTTACGTTCAGGGCCTTATGCGTCTATTGTCGCTATAGAGCATTTTTTGAAGGCCCGCACAGGCCATGACCTACACGATCAGCTTTTTCGGTTTGGGCAGGTATTGGGCCAGCAGGCTTTTCGAGGGCTTAGGGTCGAGCACAACCACGTTTTCAGCCCCCTTCCCCGTGGGATCGAACTTGACCAAAGCCCCCTTGATAAATCCAAGTTTGTAGAGGTCCGTGGGGTCTCTTCCGTCGTATCCCCTTATCTCTTTGGGCAGAAAGGGCCTTGCGTTGCCTTCCTGGTCCCTCAGGATGCAACAGCCCGAGCGGTCCACCACCTCCAGTATTCCGGTGGCGGTGCCCTGCCAGCGTGCTTTCGGGGTCATTTCCTCATGGTGCCGGCGCCGACCGTGCCGGCCCGGAGGCTCGATTTGCCCGGAGAGAGTTGACGGGAGATTTCGGCAACCCGCGCCTGTTTCCTCTTGTCGGAGTAGTAATCCGGCGAAACGATGAGATCGTCCATCTCCTTCTGAAGCGCGTCCTTGTCGATCTTCGCCTGCGAGGCCGCGCCTTCGGGTGAGAACCTGGGCTCGCCCATCTTCTCGATCATCTTTTCCAGCGTCTCGATTCTTCCCGCAGTGGCGTAATCGATATCCATGTGCTGAATGGCCTCGTCCCCGAACATGGCCTTGAGCTTGCCCTTGACGTAATCGATGCGCTTGTCCGCGTGCTCGCCGAGGCGCTTGCGATTCTCCGCAAGGGCTGCGGCGAATTCCTGTTGTTTCGCCGCTTCCTTCTTGGCCTCGATCTCGGCAAAACGGTAAGCCAAGTCCATGAACTCGTCGTTGGACATGCCCGACCTGTAGGCCACCTCCCGTCCCAGTTTGAAGGTATCCCCGTCCTTGTTGAGAACGTAATAGACCTTGCCCTGTTCGGGCTTGAAGTCCTGTCCAGGCTTCTCTCCAAGAAGGACAAGGTTGGACTTGGCCAGCTTCTCCGCGAGAGGACCGGACTTAGGAAGCTCGAACTTGTACCCGTCCGGGCTCGGGGGCCTCTTGCCGAACAGTTCCCTTTCGACCTCGGAGCGGATTTCCGGGACGAGAGCTTCCTTCCCCTTCGCGAACCGGGTGGAAAGCTCGGTATAAGCCGAGGCCATCCCTTGAATATCGACCTCGTTCTTCTGGGTGTTCCAGAACTTGTCCGGCACCCACTCGGGACGAGGGGCGCTAGGCGCTGGGCTTGGATTCGGGTTGGGCGTTCCGCCGTCGGTTTCGGCCATTCTCGACTCTCCTTTCGATGATCGCGACCAGATACCTCTGGCCTTCCATGTGCCTCAATTCGTCGTTCGATGCTCCGGGTCCCATCAAGTTGTGAATGGTGATGGATTTCAGATAGGCCAGGACCTTCTGCGGTCCCTCTTCCCTAAAGGTCTGCGCGAACAACTCGTTCAGTTCGTCGTCCTCTTGAACGGTCCTTCGTATTCCGTCCGGCCCAATCCGCATGTTGGCGGCGGCTAAGACTCTGTCCCTGACCCGCTGCATCATTTGGGGGCGAGCCTCATCATTCCCACGACGTTGAATCTCTCGGACGGATGAACCGAGACGATCTCCATGCGGAGGAACGTTTTCTTCTCGGGCAGGGCCACAACTTGCGGCATCATGGTGTCTTTCAGGATGAAGTCAGCCCCGCCCTGGAATCTCGCGGTGGCAACGCGGGCGTGCCATTTCCAATCCCGCTTGTCCGAGAACTCGCAAAAGCCGTTGACGATTTCCACGGCTTCCACGGGTTCCTCGAACTCGACCCCGATCCAGGCGTTCAAATCGTTGACATCGGACAGCCACCCTCGCCCGTCTTGCAGACGGTCCGGGCCGAAGTCCCTGTACTGAGAGGAAGCGGTGTAGATCATGCCGGATATCGACGCTTCATCGTTTTCCGGTGCCGGCGCCAATCGACGATCATTTGTGCCGTCGCAAGAACGAAGCCGCCCAACACGCCGATCAAAAATGCGACGATGGCCTCGGTCACGCGGCCCCCTGAGCGGCGGCGACGGCGGACATGGCGGCAATGGCCTGCTCGATCTGTTTCGATTCGAGCCGGGTCCTGACCAGCTTGGGCTCGATGCCCATCTTCTGAGCCAACCATCTCCCGTATTCCCCGGAATTGATGATGATGGCGGTCTGTTGCGGACCTTGAGTGGCGAGCATCATTTCCATGTATCGCTGGTGTCTCAGGATTTCATCCTGCGCCTGCGCCCGGGTGATGGGAGCCAGCGGTTTGATGCGGATGATCCGGCCATCGATGGCGGGGAGCTTGAACGCGCCTTGCTTCACCCGGATGTAGGCGACCCTCTTGACGACTTGGAACAGAAGCTCGTTGACCAATCGGTTGTACGGCCCCGCGCGTCTCCGGGCGCGGTTGGCCGTCCTTTCCAAGACCTCGGTCGCGCTCATGGGGGTCTTGTCGGGCGTCCCCAAGTCATCGCCGAAGAAAATCTGTTTGATGGACTGTTGCAGGTCGGCAATCACGATCTCAGCGATATTGAATCCGGCGTCTTTGATGTCGAGTCGTTCGAGTCCCTTGGACCCCGGAGCTTTCGGGATGATGGTCCGGGGCTCGATCCGCACGGTGTCGAGATTGAGAACCCCGTCGTCCTCGGCCTGCCACACGCCGGAGATTGCAAGGTCGGCGTTCTCCAACACGAACTGTTTCGTGAGGTTCAGGGTCTTGATGTCCGGGAGAGCAATCATCGCCGGGCCTCTTCCGAGTACTTCCCCCGCGACCCGTGTGAACGAGAAGTCGATGTACGGCTTCGACCCGTCGCCGGTGTATCGCCCGGATTTGATCTTCTGCTTTTCCTTGGGAGCGAATACGCAGTAGTCCCAGGTCTCCGTACCCCTCTCTTCCCAATTCCTCTGCACGCCCTCCACGACCTCGATCTTCTTTTCGGGGTAGTCCGCGATGCAGTCGGAGAGTTCCTTGCCGAAGGTCCCGTCGGGCCAGATGACGGGAAGGTCCCCTGCCCTCACTGTCCTCGGACGGAAGATGGCATCGATAGTGTCGTGGGGGCCGGTGTCGGGGCAGATTTCCGGTAACGGAACGGCCCGGAACCTGACGGGCTCCAAGGCGTCCCCCTCTTCGGGGAGAAGGAACCCGGTTCCGATCCCCCAGTCCATCAGAGCCTCATGAGCTTCGTTTCTGAAATTCGAGTTATTGACCGTCGTGATGATATCTTCGGTGATCGGAGATAGAAGTCGATTCAGGTCCTCTTTCTGGTTCTCCGGGAATTCAGGACCGGCCGTCAATTCAAACGGCTTCGCGTCCACCGGCCACACGTCATCGAGCATTTGAGAAGCAAGGTCTTGAAGCGCGGCGGGAGCGGTGGAATCGAACAGGTTGTCGGTGTCGGGCCTTTCGGTTCCCCGCGAGGAATAGGGCCTCTCCCTCAGGGGGAGGACGTACTCATAACACTCGTCGATGATCGGCTCGGCCAATTGTCTCCGGTCCTTCGCCCGCTTGTAGCGGCGAAGAAAGGCGTCAAGCTCCTTGTCGTCCGAGAAGGAGCCCGGAGACTCGACCGTGTTGCCGTATTCGGCCATCAGTACCTCTTGATGGGTTTCTTTTTCTTCGGCATCAGTGGACCATCAGAATGACTTCGCCCTTCTCGTCGATCGTGAAGGGGAACCCGTAGGGAATGAGCCACACGCCCGCTTTGGTGATCACGCGCAGGTGATCCTGCTGCGGAGCCACGACCGCCGTGCGGTTGGTCGGTAAAGCGGGATAGGCGGCGAGTTTCTGGAAGTTCATCCGCCCAACAGCGAGGGGAATCCCAACTCGCTTCCTTCCGGGGCTATGAGAGAACGGATGCCCCTTCGGCCCCGACGAATGGCGGCTTCCTCTTCGGCCTGCTGGGCCTTCAACTTCTCTTGCTCGGCTTTGGCATTGGCCTCGATCGCCGACCGATCCGGCATCGGCGGCGGCTTGGGTGGCCCGGGAGGCCCGGAGAAGATGGCTTTGAATACTCTGCCCATTGGCCGAGATTAGGTTAGCCCCTCGCTTTCCGCACAGGCCATGACCGCCGCTTGAACACCGAAGGGGGCGGGGGCGCTTGACGGACCTTCGGAGGTTTGACCCCCCGGTTCAAAAGGGACCGCCCCTCTCCCCCGCCGATCATGAGGTATTGAAGGGCGTCGGCAATATGGGAGAACCGGTCCTTTTCCGGCGTGTCGGAATACCTTTCCCCCGAGACATGCAACCTCCGATATCGGTATCCACCCCCCAAGGCCGCTTTCAGCATGGTGCAGGACTGAGAAACCAGTATCCTCGGTTTCCCGTCCGCCATCTGTGAGAGGGCTTCCTTGACGGCGTTAATACGAACACTGACATCGTTCGTGGGCGCGGGCAGAATCATCAATCCCTCGGCGCGGACCATCAGGAACGGCGAGATATCGTCGGCTTCGGCCAAGTGTTCCCCCGCGGGGTCTCCGAAGATGGCGAACTTGTGTCCTGGGAATGTAGAAGCAAGGTGGGTCTTGAGCAGTCTTGAGAATGCTCTGGCCCCCATGTCGTTGGCGATCAATTCCGAAAGGATCAGCCAGCGCCCGAAAACATGCTGTCCAAAAACCGCCGCGGGACTTCTTCCGAAGTCCAGCCCCACCATGATCGCAATTCCGGGCACGGGCTCTAAGACCGATTTCGCCGCATGGACCTCGTCCCGGTACTCCGGGAACACGGGCTTTCCTGCCGACAACTGGCCGGGCTTGTTGAGGACATTGACCCGTATCCACGACAGGGATTTGCCCCCGACAAGATTCTCGTAATACCCATCGGGGAGCCACTTGATGTTCTCGGCCCGAGGATTGGGAACGTAGCTTCCCACGTTCCCTTGGCTGTCCCGGACCTCGAACATGGCCGGCGGCTGCATGAAAAATTTCCAGCTATCGGGCTTCGTCAGCCTTCTCCGTTCATCCTCCGTGATTCCATCGGGCATGGGAGCTTGACCCGACATGATTGCAATCCAGTGCGCCTCCGAGGGCGCATTCGTGTCCAGGATCATCATGGGGACCGTGCAGCCCCCGTCTTTCTTGGCCGGGTATCTTCCCAGCCGCCCGTCCGCATCGTCCACGATGTCCCTGAGTATCTCCCGCCCCTCGTTGAACCAGATGTCCGAGATTTCGGCACTCAACAGCTTCTTGCGGTCGTTCTCGTCGTCCAGGGCCAGAAAGACAACTTCCCAGTCCAGGCCGGGCTTGACGATCCGGTGCTCCAGGGGACGGGACCTCTTGATGGTCCCGAACTCGTTCTCGGGGAAAACCCGCTCCCAGGTTTTGAGTGTGGTCCGAATCAAATCGTCATAGGTATTCCGAACCACGTAAGTCCGCCGTCTCCGAACCCCATCCGGTCCCGGTTTCTGAATTTGCGCGGCGTTGAGGATCAACTTGATGCAGCAGCAATGCGACTTCCCCGACCCCCACGGACCCTGGATGACGTTCACCCGCGCCCGGCTCATCAGGAAATTGTAGAGAACAGCCCCATCCGGCTCGTAGTCGATCTTCACTTCTTCGGCATCTCCGCGTGCTTGAAAAATCCATCAATGTGCTTCTTCATCGTGCGCCCGGCTCTTGATGCCTCGCCCCCACCGTCACCCGCAAAACCGGTTCGTCGTAATTTTCTTCCCACGCCTCGGCCCCATCAATCAGACGGTACCGAACCCACCGCACCCCCGGCGCCCTAAAATTTTTTGATGCCCCGAACACATTCTCACCAGCGAAACAATCCCAGGCGCAGGCGCGACACCTAAAATAAAACCCCGCGCGCCAAAGGGGACGCGAGCGCGCCCGTTCTCGTTTTTTAACCCCACCCCCTCGTTTCCGCTCGTCCCGATTTTCGCCGCGCCATTTTCCATAATGTCTATTATGCGACATCGTATCTCATTGATTCGATTGAGTATCGTCGCTCTTGACATCGATGGTAACTGGCTGCGCAGCGCTATCCGCTTCACGGCTAGGAGCGATGATATTGATCTGAATGCCGGATGCAGCGCCGCGCGCACCGTCGCCGGCGGGCTTAACCCCGTGCACAGCTAGAATG